TTAGTAAAGTAGAAAAAGAATACAGAGCAGAGTTTGCATATCTAAAACAAAAGATAGATAAGATTGTATATAAACAAATGGGTGATACTAAAATAAATTTGTCAAGTCCCGAACAATTATCTTGGTTAATCTATAGTAAAAAACCTAAAGATAAAAAGCATTGGGCTAAAATATTTAATGTTGGTATAGACAAAAGCACAGGTAAAAATAAAAGACGACCACAGTTTTCAAGAATACAATTTAGAAATTTAGTATCAGAAAATTCAGAGATAATACATAGAACAACTGCAGAACAATGTATGCATTGTTGGGGTAAGGGTGTTATTAAAAGAATAAAAAAAGATGGCAGTCCTTACAAGAACTATACAAAATGTACTGAGTGTGATGGTGATGGATATTTATATAGACCAATGGCAAAGGTTGCAGGATTTCAACAAAGACCTAGAAGTGTATATGATATAGCTGAAGCTGGATTTAGAACTGATAGACTTACATTAACTAAAATAGCTAGTGAAGCTGAAGGTGAGTTTAAACAATTTATAGATGCAATCGTTAGGCACAATGCAGTAGATACTTATTTAAATACATTTGTTGAAGGACTAAAAAATTTTACAAATGAAAAAGGTTTTCTACATCCTAAGTTTATGCAAGCAATAACTGCAACTGGTAGACTATCTAGTAGAGATCCAAACTTTCAAAACCAGCCTAGAGGTAAAACATTTCCTATTCGTAAAGTAGTTACATCTAGATTTAAAGATGGTAAGATATTAGAGATAGACTTTGCACAATTAGAATTTAGAACTGCTGTGTATCTTGCACAAGATAAACAAGGCATGGAAGATATAAAAAATAAAATAGATGTTCATCAGTATACTGCAGATATTATTGGTGTATCTAGACAAGATGCAAAGGCACATACATTTAAACCTTTGTATGGTGGTGTAACAGGAACTGAAGATGAGAAAAGATATTACACTAAATTTTTAGAAAAGTATAAAGGTATAAAAGAATGGCACGATAAATTACAAAGTGAAGCTATTAGATTTAAAAGAGTTAAACTACCCACAGGTAGAGAGTATTCTTTTCCTTATGCAGAGAGAACTCCTTGGGGTGGATCTACATATGGAACACAAATAAAGAATTATCCTGTTCAAGGTTTTGCTACGGCAGATATTGTACCATTAGCTTGTATAAATATTTACAACCTAATGAAAGAAAAAAAAGTTAAAAGTTTGTTAGTGAATACAGTTCATGATTCTATAATAGCAGATGTATATCCTGGTGAAGATAGAGTCATGGCTGATATTTTTAAGCAAGGAACTGCAGACGTAATACCTGCATTGAAAACGTATTACAATATTGATTTTAATGTTCCCCTTGACACGGACCTTAAGATCGGTTATAATTGGTTAGATATGAAGGAGGCAATATGAAAAATATAGAAGCTCTAGAAACTCTAGATGAATACGATGATGCAGATTATAATGCTTATCTAGAATATATAGAGTTAAAAGATAGATGTATGATTGAACCTAGTGTTTTATATATACATGAAAACCATGAGTACTTAAGTGAGTTTAAATACTTTGCAAATGCTGATGGTTTAGAAATAAAGATAATAAAAGGAGATACAAGAATATGCTAGATATAATAAATATCCTATTTTCTGTAATAGGATTGTGGGTTTTACTAGGTTTTTTTATTGATCCATTTATAAAATAAAACTTGACTTTTATTCAAAAATGTGGTATAAGTCGACAACTAAAATGGAGGACAAATGTCTGATAATAACTTAGTAAATATAAAAGGAATGTCTGATGAGCAAATCATGCAGGCAATAGGTCAAGATGATGGATCTAATTTAGGTACAAACATACCAAGATTAGCTATCAATCGAACACCTGAAGATGACGATGGTAATCAATTACCAGTGGGTCACTTCTATACTTATGATTCAAATGTAGGTCAGAATGTTTTTGGTAAGCCAGTTACATTTAGACCATTCATAAGTGCAATGCAATATATGCATTATGATGCTGTTAAAGGTGAGTACATAAACAGATCTATTATATTTAAAAGCTGGAAAGAAGAAGCTATTGATATATTAGGTGGTACAAGATGTGGTAAGATATCTTTTAAAGAGAGATCTAATCTTACTCCTGAACAGCAAGAACAACAAAGAACTATCAGGTGTTATAAACTTGTGTATGGTCTGTTATCATTTAAGAATGGTAAAACTGCACAAGGTAAAGAACACAGTGTAGAAAACTTACCCGTACTTTATAGAGTTACAGGTACAGCATTCTCACCTGTTAGTGCTGCGTTAGATCAACTAAAGAAAAGAAAAAAACTTATGTTTAATTCTTTACTTAATATTGATACTAAGAGGCAGAAAAAAGGTAGTAATGTATTTTACGTACCCGAAATAACTGTAAATGCTGATGCTAATTTACAGTTATCTGATACTGATATGGATACTTTAAAGGTATTCCAAGAGTCTATTGATGCAGAGAACTTAGAAGTTGCTGGACTATATAATAGTGCAAAAACTAAAAGAGTAAATAGTTCTGATAATGTAGATGCTGAGATTGTAAAAGATCTTGGTGATGAATCACCCGAAAAAGTATTGGCTAGGTAATGAACGATATACTTATTAAAGTACAGAAGTATCTTGGTAATGTATCAAAGGGTCCTACCCAAGTAGACAAAAAACTTGTGGAGGAGTTTGGTGAGGCGTGTAAAAACGCCTTACTCAAGCAATTCACTGAAGACAGAAAATCTAAATTTGAAGTTAGAATGTCTAATGTTGGTAGACCATTATGTCAATTACAGATGGAAGCTAAGGGTATAAAAGGAGAAGGACAACCTTATAATGTTAAAATGAGAAATACATTTGGTGATCTAATAGAAGCATTAGCTTTATTTGTTATGAAATCAGCAGGAGTAAATATAGAAAATGAACAGAAAAAAGTTGTATATAAATTTGGGGAAAACAGAATTGAAGGTAGGCAAGATGTTGAGATTAATAAAAAGATATGGGATATTAAAAGTGCATCGCCATTTTCTTTTGAAAAAAAGTTTGGAGAAGAAGGTGGTTTTAATGAGGTTGTTAAAGATGATACCTTTGGCTATGCGTCACAAGGATTTTTATATGGAGAAAGCCAAGACAAGGAATTTGGTGGATGGATAGCTATTAATAAATCTACTGGTGAGTGGACAGTATGTGAAACACCAGCACTACATGATGAATATAAAAAACAAGCTATAGATAAAGCTAAAGAAAATTATAAAGCATTGCAAAAAGGCATACCATTTAAAAGAAACTATGATGCGATTGAAGAAACTTTTAGAGGTAAGCCTACAGGTAATAAAGTTTTGGGCTTTGCGTGTTCGTTCTGCCCATACAAACTTCCTTGTTGGGGAAGTAAATTGCAGTTGTTACCACAACAGCAATCAAAAGGTAAGAATCCTAAATGGGTTTGGTATACGGAAGTTAATAATCCTAAAAAGGAGGAAGAGTTTGCGTAACTGGGTGGATGTTAGTTTTGAGGGGTCTAGCATCTGCCTTTACCTAAAATGTATTGTTTAATAATAAAAGATAATGATACTTGGAGAATATTTACAAATGAAATATGGGACTCAGAAAAAGAAGCAATTGATTATGCAAAGAGAAATAAATTTAAAAAATCTGTTGAATGGAAAGTTGTACCCTATGATCATAAATACTTTAAATTATAATGACTAAGAAAAAAGATACAATAGATTTGCTTAAAGCAATAAAAGTTTTAGTTACACCTTGGAAACTTGGATTTACTTGTGGTATATCCATGGATACTCAATCAAAGATGACAACAGAAGAGTATGAGTTGTGTTCTACAATAGCTAGAGGTATGATTAAAATGGCAACTACTGACCCTCATTCAACGTTTCTATGGGGACTTCGTGGATTCGCTGATGATAAGAAAAATAACAAGGGAGACTTAACTATAAGTTCTGTTGCAGAGTTTGATGATGCAGATAATGTAGTAGACTTTCTTGAATACTTAAAACAGAAACGTGATAAGGAGTTAAATTAATGGCAACACATTTAGTCATAGGGGATCCTCATTGTACCCCAAAAGCAACCAATGATAGATTTTTATGGGCAGGAAAATTTGCTCGAGATCTAAAGCCGAATACTATTATTTGTATGGGAGACTTTTCAAGTATGGATTCGCTATCTAGCTACGATAAAGGTAAGAAATCTTTTGAAGGCAGAAGATATAAAAAAGATATAGACCATGCTCATGATGCATTAGAAAAGTTTAACAAAGGTCTTAACGGAAGACGGCCAAGAAAGATCATGCTACTTGGAAATCATGAAGATAGGATAGATAGAACAGTAGATGACATACCAG